GCACTGATGATGAGGTTGCAGGGGATGCAATCATCAGACAGGCTCTGTTGCAGCATGTAGCTTACTCTATCACAGGCTTCGCCGGCCATCAATTCCTTTCAACAGGAATGAAGAGTGGGATATATGCTACCACAGAGTTTAATTCACTCATCCAGACAATCATTATCATTTATCATTGTCTTAAAATCCAAGTTCTTCATCAAGGGGAATCACTCCAAGAAGCACAAATTGCTGCAACCCAGCATCACTTTGTGGACAATGGAGATGACAACCTTCATGGCCTTCCCTCTTTCTGTTCTTCTGAACTCTATGAGCAACAACTTCCTCTCACATACCAGAGCTTTGGTATAACACTTACTCCTTCTTCCAAGGATGATTCACACATTGAGTTCAAGATGCTCATTAACTGTGAATATCTCCAGAGGCAGTTCAGCAAGCAGATTTGTTCTGATGGTTCATTGCATTGGTTCCCTGAGATGTCAAGAAACACACTCATGGGACTTGTGATGTATCATAAGAAAACAACATCTGACGCAGACAACTTCTTGGAGGCCCTTGTCTTTGCCCGTCAAGGCAGAGATGAAGTCTTCTTTGTCTTCCTCTATCTTCTTGCAAAACTCTTCTATCCAGAACTTGAAAACAAGATGTCACCCAGACAGTTGGAACAGCTCTACAACCCACCAGAATGGGATCAGCTGTACAACATAAAGGTGGCTCCTTGGATTCTTTCCCAACTGGATTCCTTCCTTCTCAGACCTATCAACCCCCTGAGAGTCTTTGGACTTCTGGAACATCTCAATTTGACCATTGGAATAGCAGGAGAAGCACTCCGATATTGCCTTCCAGGGACATTTGTTGATGATTCAGGACTCATCGTCTTGACGGTTCCCCCCCAAGCCTTCTCACTCATTATGAGATTCATGCAAGCTTTCATGCTCCTCCTCGGGAGATCACATTTGGATGGCCCATACAGTCTCACCATGGCTACCAAACATCTTTCATTCCATTTCTATCATCCCCAGTTCCAGGAACAGATCCTGGACGGTGATCTCGAGGCATCATCAGCCAGAAGAGCACTAGACGAGCATATTGGTCGAATGGACCAACCAAGACTCAACGACCTCTTTGAGTTCCTGGTACAGAGGTGGGAGTGGGAGAGGGTACGTGAGTTCCTTGCCTCATTTGATATCTCCGATGACACTATTGAAATTGTCAGGAGGTACCACATTTGGTACGATTCACAGAGTCAGTTTGAAAGAGAACTGGTCGACTGCAGCATTGCCACACTGGATGAGTATTCAGTGTCGGAGTTTGAAGCAGAGAAAGCAGCTGGGAACCAACCCGAAGTAGTTGAAAGAGACTACGCATACCATGGATACTTCGACTACATGAATGACGAAGAATACCATGGCCACACAGATGATTCAGACATCGAGGACTCCGATGCTGGTGATGTGTTAGACAGAGTTCGTGAGATCATCCGGCTGGATGTGATCGCCGCCAGAGCTATGGAAGATTAGCTTGGTGATTAGTTTTTGTTGGCTTTCTCAAAAACCAATATCAAAATAGGACAGCCTTCATTGTTGACGAACCCTGCGAACCAACGGATCATTCTGCTTAGAACAACGGACTTGCCATCATTCATCGCCAAACCTATTCATCTTTGCGAACAGGCCGAAACACAAAACCTAAAATATTTCATAGTGCCTTCATCTCGCAAATTCACATGTCTTAACCATGCATGCATTAGTTACCAAAATTATGTATACCATGTTTTAGATCGGAGCCTCGGCATTGGATGTAACCATAAGAACCATCAAGCTTACGCGCTAAACAATGTTCGTCGTCACCAACTTAGTTAGAATAACTTAGTAAACAACTTAATAAAATACAAAATTTGATTAATCAATTATGTTCTTATATGTACGCCCTCCCCAATTAAACCACTCAAGTGGCCGTTAGGTTAGGTGTTAGGTAATATAAGTTAGTTAAATAAATTAAATAAATAAATATAAATAAATATAATAAATAACAACAAATAATTAAATAAATAGAAAAAAAAAAAAAAAAAAACAAAAA